CAACCGATCGGCCTGGCTTTCTGCGGGCGGGATCTGCACATCCAAATTTCAGGAGAAACCATGAGCGAAGTAACGGATTTAGTCGTCATTGAGAAACAGAACGCAATGGCAGTATTCACCACCAAAGAGCAGCTCGACCCGATTATTGAGGCGATCGAGAAAGAAGCTCGCAGCCTGGTGCCGGATGTGTCGACCCGTAAAGGCCGCGACGCTATCGCATCCATGGCGCATAAGGTTGCCCGTTCCAAAACTTACATCGACAACGCCGGAAAAGATCTGGTTGCTGAGCTTAAAGCCCTGCCGAAGCAGATTGATGAAAGCCGCCGCATTGTGCGTGAGCGCCTGGAAGCGCTGAAAGATGAAGTGCGCCGCCCACTCACCGAATGGGAAGCCGAGCAGGAACGCATTAAGGCTGAAGAAGCCATGAACGCGATGCACGACGAAGCTCTGGTGATGAACGAAGAGTTCGACCGCCAGCGCACCGCGCAGATCGAAGCAGACCACGAAATGGCTCTGCTGATGAATGACAAGTTTGACCGTGACCGCGAAGAGCAGCGCCGCCTGGCGGAACAGGCTCAGCGTGAGCATGAAGAACGAATTAAGCAGGAAGCGGCAGAACAAGCCCGCCGCGATGCCGAAGCCAAGCACAAAGCTGAGCTGGATGCTGCAGCGCGTCGCGAAGCTGATGAGAAGGCTCGCGCTGATGCCGCCGAGCGTAAGCGCAATGAAGACGCTGACCGTGCAGAACGCGAGAAACAGGAAGCCATCGCCGCAGAGCAGCGCAAAGCGCAGGAAGAAGCGGATCGCATCAAGCGTGAAGCTGAAGCGAAAGAGAAAGCCCGCCTGGCCGAAGAGCAGCGCAAAGCTGAAGAAGAAGCGCGCCGTGCAGCAGACAAAGAGCACCGCCGCACCGTCAACCGTCGCGTCATCGCCGACCTTATAGCTCAGGGCATCCCCGAAGAATTCGCGCAGAAAGCACTCCTGGCGATCGCTGGCGGTAAGGTGCAGGACGCGCACATCAAATATTGAGGTGATTCATGAATATCACATGCGAGTGCGTGGACATGCGCACATCCGTCGGCCCCCACAACACCATCAAAGTTGAGATGGAAGGCGTTGTGCTGGCCGGTACCGTAAAAACCCGTGACGTACTCCCCCAGCTCGACGGTGCAGAAGTCATCGAATGGCTGGCTGAGCAGGGTTACGTCATCACTCATCAGGAGCGTGCAGCATGACGGCCGCAGAACGGTGGGATGAAGAGTCATTCCTGCGCCTTATGCGCGACGTGCTGCCGGAAAAGCCGGAGGGTGATGACGAGCCAGTTAACCTGGCCGCCGAGCGGCAGAACCCGGTAATTAGCTGGGATGAATTTGCGGGGAATTACACATGAATCTTGATGAATTAGATGCGCCATTTGCCAGCGAGGATATTGAGTGGCGCATACAGCAGGCGGGAAAAAACAATAACGGCATCTGGGCAAAGGTGCTGGCCTACGTTACTAACCGCGCAATCATGAAACGGCTGGATGAAGTATGCGGCAAAGCTGGCTGGCGTAACGAATACCGCGATATTCCGAACAATGGCGGCGTTGAGTGCGGTATTTCCATCAAGGTTGAAGGCGAGTGGATCACCAAGTGGGATGCGGCAGAAAATACACAAGTTGAAGCTGTGAAAGGTGGTCGCTCTGGCGCCATGAAGCGCGCCGCCGTGCAATGGGGGATCGGTCGTTACCTATACAACTTGGAGGAAGGGTTCGCTGTGGTTTCAGCAACGCGCGCGCCCGGGTTCCAGTACGCCAAATCAAAAGAGGTTGGCGTTTTCTATTGGAAGGCGCCAGCTCTACCGGGATGGGCATTGCCATCAGGAACACCAACCGAGCAGAACCATCAACCGCATGATGGTCACCAGCAGCGAGACCAGGCACCTCAGTCCGTGGATGCGGACAAAATCCTCGCCGAATTCTCTGCATACGCTGGCTCTGAAAACGATAGCGATCGGCTTAAGCATCGCTATGAAGACACATGGAAATTGCTTAACGGCTTTGCTGAGCACCAGAACAAATGCAAAGACGTTACTGGCATTCGACTCAAAGAACTTAAACAGGCGGCGTAAATGGCTAGCAAAGGCGTAAACAAAGTGATCCTCGTCGGTAACCTCGGGCAAGACCCCGAGGTACGTTACCTGCCTTCCGGCGGCTCAGTGTGCAGTCTGACGCTGGCGACATCAGATTCATGGCGAGATAAAGCCACTGGTGAACAGAAAGAGCAAACGGAATGGCACCGCGTCGTTCTGTTCGGAAAGCTGGCAGAGGTAGCTGGTGAATATCTGCGTAAAGGCTCTCAGGTTTATATCGAGGGCCAGCTGCGCACCCGCAAATGGACAGATCAGGCTGGCGTCGAGAAGTACACCACGGAGGTGGTGGTAAACGTTGGCGGAACAATGCAGATGCTTGGTGGCCGTCAGGGCGGTGGAGCGGCACCAGCAGGTGGCAGACAAACGCAGGGCTGAAAATCAATTCAGCGGCGGCGCACGGTCTCGCGCACAGCAGCAGTCGGAACCCGCCCCATCTAACGAACCGCCAATGGACTTCGACGACGATATACCCTTTTGAATCATCTCCCGGTCAGGAGAAACCAATGAACAAATTTACCCCCGAATATCGAAAATATCTTCTCCGGCCAATCCCTGACCGGAAACTTAGCCCGAAAGAACGCGCCGATCGCAAAGAGCTTTACCAGATCATCCGTGAGGAGCGTGAGAACGATACATCACCGGCAAAACCATCGACTTACAGGCCATGTGATCCATATCTGAATGACAACCGCAAAGGTCTTGGCGGTGCTTCAAGGAGTGACTAATGACTCACGCTCACGACGACATCAGGGTTGGCACTCTGTGCCTTCCCTTCATTGGTAAAGGCTGGCTAATGCCATGGGGTGAAGTGGTCAGCAATCCATTAAAGGCGCAGCGGCTCGCTGAGGAATATCGTGAAAGGCAGGAGGCGGCATGAAATACGGAAGCGTGTGCAGCGGTATCGAAGCCGCCAGCAAAGCCTGGGAACCTCTCGGCTGGAAACCTGCATGGTTCTCTGAAATCGAACCCTTCCCCTCCGCTGTTCTTGCCCAGCACTGGCCGGAAGTATCAAACCTCGGCGACATGACCAAAATCGCGGACGCGGTGCGCGCTGGTGAAGTAGAAGCGCCGGATGTTCTGGTTGGCGGTACGCCGTGCCAGGCCTTCAGCATTGCTGGTTTACGTAACGGCCTCGCCGACGCGCGCGGGCTATTAACCCTTTCTTATGTGGAGCTGGCAGATGCCATCGATGACAAGCGCCGCGAAGCCGGTGAAGAAGAAGCCATTATCGTCTGGGAAAACGTCCCCGGCGTGCTCAGCAGCAAAGACAATGCCTTCGGGTGCTTTCTGGCAGGACTTGCCGGAGAAAGCAGTGAATTGCAGCCAGCAGGGGGAAAATGGACGCACTCAGGTTGTGTGTCTGGACCAGAAAGGGTTATTGCCTGGCGCATTCTTGATGCTCAATTTTTCGGAGTGGCCCAACGACGCCGCCGTGTGTTCGTTGTCGCAAGTGCTCGAAAAGGATTCGATCCCGCAGCGGTACTTTTTGAGCTCGACAGCGTGCGCCGGGATTCTGCGCCGCGCCGAGAAACGCAAAAGGCTGTTGCCGCCCTTACTGCACGAGGCGTTGGAACGTGTGGCGCAGACGACAACCAGGCACAAGCTGGACATCTGATTGCTTTTGGCGGTGGCAATACTACCAGCCATATTGATGTGGCAACCGCCTGCACCGCGCATGGGATCAGGTTGGATTTTGATACTGAGACTTTCGCAGTGCACGGTACGCAGGATCCTGACACCAACCGAGAACTGGCGCACACTCTTGGACGCAACAACGGACAGGAAAACGCTATAGTTACTGAACCATTCACATTGGCAATCCGTGGGCGCTCAGAAGGAAGTACGGTCGAGGTGAGAAATGACGGCACAGCCAACGCGCTGTTGACGCCGAATGGCGGCCGTGCAGGCATGGGTGTAGGGGCTATCGGGTGGGGTATGCAGGTTCGCCGCCTAACACCAATTGAGTGTGAGCGCCTTCAGGGTTTTCCTGATAATCACACTCTGATCGGCTGGCGCGGAAAGGATGCTGCCGAATGCCCGGACGGCCCACGATATAAAGCCATCGGCAATAGCATGGCGGTACCTGTAATGCGCTGGATAGGTGAGCGCATCGCCGCAGCACTGCCAGTAGAGAAGTTGAATGGTGATTATGGCGGAAGTACAACACCGCTCGACCAGCGTGACCTATGGCGCACTCCGCCAGCCCTCTTCGCTTCCCTTAATGCTGAGTTCTGCTTCCAGTTGGATGCCGCTGCGGCGCCGCATAACGCGCTGTGCAGCAAATTCATCACCGCCGAGCAGAACACGCTGCAAACGCCATGGGCTTATTACCTGAATGTTCCTGGCTACGTCTGGCTCAACCCGCCATATAGCGACATCACGCCGTTTGTGAAGAAGGCCGCCGCCGAGAGCGCCAATCAGATCGGCACGGTCATGCTGGTTCCGGCAGACACATCGGTTGGCTGGTTCAGGAAAGCTATCCAGACCGCCAGCGAGGTTCGCCTCATCACCGCCGGGCGGCTGGCATTTATCAACCCGGTCACCGGTAAGCCAGTATCGGGAAATAACAAAGGGTCGATGCTCATCATCTGGCGACCGTATCCGCGTACACACTGCCACTTCGCAACTGTGGACCGGGACGAGCTGATGGCTTTCGGGGCGAAACTTCTCGCCCGCCGGGAGGCCGCATGACGCCAGAAACAGACAATGCCATCCGCGCCGCCTGCCGCCGCTGCACCGAGGAAATCCAGCAGGCCATGCGCAAGAAGCCAAAGCCTAACTGGAACGAAACGGTGCCTCCCATCATCAACAAGCATCACAAGAAAATTGAAGCTCTTGGAGTTAGCCTCCCGGAGTTCGTCGTCAAAACTGGCCGCCTTAACAAGCGGTTTGGAGCCGAACAATGACAACATCATTCCCCGGGTCGCTAAGTCGGCCTTTTTTATTGCTGGCATTCACATTCAACCAAATTAACCGACAGT